TGTGGTGAACGATATCACTTTTGATTGCATGGTCTAAAATACCACCTCTTGCAATGCTTGACAAATCTGATTCCTCAGTATATAATGGGTAGTAGGGTAACATATCTTCAGTTACTTCTAACTCTTCGATAGTAGAACCAGTATTGTCGTAATTAATCTTTAATTCTTTTGGTGTTTTTGGTGCATTCTCTACATCACTTGTTAAACCATGAGAACGATTAGGTGCTTGTTCAGGATTCGGTCCGTCTGGAGTATCTTTATAGTCTGCAACTTTTAATCTTCGTGGGTCATTGAATCCTTTTTCAACACTTCTATTTAATAGTTCGTCTTTTGTTGTCTCTTTATAACCTTTCTGAGGAATACCTGCAGAAACATGAGTTATAACAGGGTCTTGTTTAGTTTTTTCATCTCTGAAGAAACCGAATACCGTTGAACCTTCGATTAGCCCATGTTGTGTTCCTATGCCGGATAATCCAGCAGAAGTTGTTGGTAATAAAACTTGTGCCCACGGAAGGTCAGGTGTTGCAATGTATTGTTTATTTTCAGAATGAATTCCATGTATACGAACACGAACTCTTCCGACCATCAATGGGTCATTTCTATCTTCAACTATTCCATAAAATGTTATCATACTTCTCTCGGTGTTGCCGTGTTATCTAATGGGTTTGCATCTGCAATCTTAGTCATGTAAGATTCTTTTACACACTCCATTGTGCATATGCCTGTTAATTGTGTTGGGTCACCAACCAGTTTCATATCTGTTACTAGATATCTATCATCATTTACTTTGTCTGCAGTATCTTCTTCTGAGGTTGGTTCTGCAGACGGTAAAGATACTTGTATAATCTGACCGACATTCATATCTGTTCTAAAAGGAACAGTTAAAACTATTCTATGTTGAGATAGAATCTCCATCATTGCAATTCTTTCTAATGTTGCATTGTCTCTATTCTCTTTTCCTCTGAAAAGTTCTTGTGCTGTCAAATCTGTATTGTCATCATATGAATGTCTCATATCAGAAGCCTCAATAAAAAACGCATTAAAATGCTGGTTTGGAGGTAAGTCAATATCAAGTTCTGTATATTGTGGTGGTTCTCCTTCACCTACAGAGTTTTCTGCAGTAAATGTATACTCATATTCACCATTATGAATCATAGGGAAACCAGATAAATGTTTTCCTGTTTTAAATGTCTCTTCGATATCATAGACTTCTTCTGATTCTAATTTACGAATTGGGTCGTAGACTTTCATATGTGATGCATATGCACCTGAAATTGTTCCTTTTAATGTGTCAAACATTTGTGGTTTTCTATAACTTAGAATCGTGCTATTCAAACCACCAGGAGCATTTAAATCTACATCTTCAAGGTCTGATGAGTTTCTAGGTTTCATACTGAATGAAACAGGAAATTCATGTTCAAACATAGAGTCAATAGACTTGAATCTAAAACCACCATTCAATGTTTGATAGAAGAACATACCATTTTTATAGTTTGTATCTCCACCAATGTTTGCTTCTTTGGTGCAATAATCTAAAATCTTATTTACAGTCCAATTAGGACATATAAACTGAAAGTTATCTGGTGTAGATTCTTCCCAATGGTCGAATTCTTCCATAGGAATCTTTGCTTCATTGACTAAGACATTCTCTAACATGTCATCATAAGAACCTCTCAATGTTCTACTTAATCTAGTTCTTCTAAGATTGAATAATCTTGGTTCACATAAACTCAATAAGTATGATTGTATCTTTTCTGATGGTCTTGATATCGTATCTGCCTTGAACACTCTAAATGTTTTATCGATACTGAAATCTGTATCTGCAGTATCTCCTTGTCCTTCTTTTTGTTTTACTGAGATACGAATAAACTCTTGTCCTGTAAATCTATAATTCTTTAGTAGATTCAGACCATCAACAATACCAACGACACCTGATACAAACTTCCGATGTATACTTTCTGACATTGTGAATTCACCAACTATTTGTGAAATATCTAAAGTTTCACCGAATTGGTTTATTAGTGCTAGGGATTCTAAGAAAAACTCCCCTTGTTTTAAAGGTGCTTCATTCATTATGCTGACATTACTTTTTCAAACTCTGCTACAACTCTCTTTATATATTCAGGTCTGATAACTTTAATTTTTCTATTAGTCTCGTTTACTTCGTAATCATGTGTATAAAATGTAACAGGTGTAAAACCTGCAGTCAATGTATTTCTTTTGAAACCATCTGAGTTTACATAGTGGTCGATTCCGTCTGGACCATTTACTGCAGACTGAACTGTAAATGATTTACCACTCACTTTGCCTGTTACAACATCATTTGTATTCCAAACTCCACCTGCAACTCCTATCCTGTTAAATGTGGGTTGAACTGAGATGACATTTCCTTTTTCCAGAGATGATTCAATAATCTCACCTAATAAAAACTTGCCTGAAGAGGAAACTATGTCTGAAGAATTTTGTGCAATCAACCAATAATCAGGATACATTTCTTTGATTTGATTTTCAAAAGTAGTTTGGTCTTTATACCATTGATAGTAATTATCCATATCATTGACTAAGAAAAAAGTCCAATGTAAATCTGAATCACCATATAGTCTATCTGCAACTACATCTGGTCTTTCACCATCTTGTATCTCATAGAATGTATACGAGATTACACTATTAACGGATTCTTGTTCAATCATAGACTTTCTAAAGAAGTCTTTGACTGTTACAACTTTACCTGTAGATAAGGTATATTGAATTTCTGGAAAATTTTTGAATAATTGATTTGACATATTTTACCTTATGGGTTTTTCTTACCTTCTTCTGATTCTTTAACTGCCTTTTCTCCCGCTGCCCCCGCTTCGAGGTTTTTATCTCTCGCTGCTGGGTCTGATGCATTCTGGTCAATAATACTAGGCATAGATTTGAGACCTGATTCTGCACCATTTGGGTGAGCAGTAATTTCTTGATAAGATTCTTGTGTAAGTATTTTGAGTTCTTGGAATTGTAAATCCATTTTAACACTTGTTGGTTGACCATCTTCAAAGAAAGTCATTGATGTTGAATCTCCTTCGTATGTAACTTTACAGTTTTGTAAAACCATTGGAAGATAACCATCAACTCTCGTTGCAATCGGTCCTTCTAATTCTGCAGTCCATGTATTTGGATAGTTGAAGAATCCTTCTGCATCTGATGAACCAGCACCTAGAGCAGGATATGTATCAGGTAACATTGCAGTTTTGAAATAGTAAATGATATCTCTAATCATATCTGATTCTTCTTTTGATGATGGTGACATTGTATATGAAAAAGATAGTGTTCTAAAGTCAATACCCTCTAATGACATTTCTTGCATAGGGTTGACTGCTTTACCTTGCATGATAAACATTGCATTACCAGTCATACTGTTTAAAAGTTTTGAAGCTGCTTGTGATAAACCTTGAATCATACCTGAAACAAAACCACCAACACCACCTTGTTGAACTCCTCTTGCAAGTGAACCAACATCTTTAGCAGAAAACTTAACGGCAGCTTCTTGGTCTAATGTTACAGGAATATGTAATGCAATTTCTACTTGTTGAGAACCATCTCCTGATAAAAGTGATGCTCTATTTTCATCAGCACTCATAATCATACCATCATCTTCTCTTCTTTGACGATTGATTCTTTGTCTACTTCTAAATACGATGTAGTTATCATGTTCTTCATTGAGAGGATATTGTAATTCAATATATGCACCCTCAGGAGATTTCTTTACTTTGTTTTTTGCCTTATTATTGGCTTCTAGTGCTTTCTGTAGTGATGCTTTTCTTTTCTCTAAAGTCTGTTTTGCAACTTCGGCTTGTGCCTCTAACTCATTTGAGTTAATTACTGAATTGTAATTAATCTGAGAGAGTTTTGACTTGATACCTTTCGCACTTGATATTGCGGATTTCGCCTGATTGACTTTACTTAATAATTTGTTAATATTGGGCATATAAATATCCTAAAAATCGGTTATACATCTATTTATGTCATATAGTGGTAAGTTCAAACCCAAAAATTACAAAAAGTATAAGGGAGACCCAACAAGAATCTTTTATCGTTCGCTATGGGAGCGCAGATTTATGGTTTACTGCGACAATAACGAAAATATCATAGAATGGGGAAGTGAAGAAGTCATAATTCCTTACAAATCACCTTTAGATAAAAGAATTCATCGTTATTTTCCCGATTTTTACATAAAATATGTAAATTCTTCAGGTCAAACAGTAAGAGAAGTCATCGAAGTCAAACCGAAGAAACAATTACTGCCTCCGAAACCTCCAAAACGACAAACTAAACGATATCTCAACGAAGTTGCTACATATGCCGTAAATCAAGCAAAATTCAAAGCTGCCGAAGAGTTCTGTAAAGAAAGAAGACTAAAATTTAGAATTTTAACTGAAGACCATCTTACATAATACATAAATAGTATGTATGTTAGACTTACTTGACAAAATTCAGAACGAAACTCCGTTAGAAGCAGAGGCAAGAAGTCAAGAAAGTTTAGATTGGTTTAGAGGCAGACTTACAAAGATAAGACAACCAGTAAACAAACTACTAACTGACGATGATTTTCCTGTCGTTAGTGTTCCTGAGTTAGGAAAAATGTATATGTATGTTTACGAGGCAAAATATAAGATGAAATTGCCATATTGGGATAGATTTCCACTTACAATTGTCTATGATATCTTATCAGATGGTTTTATGGGTATAAATTTACACTATATTGCACCAAGATATCGAACACCTTTACTTTTAAGTCTATATGAGATTGCAACAGAGAACGATAATGACGAAGAACGAAGAGTTATGCTCACATATCAGTTAATTAAGTCTGTTACATCTCTTAGATATGCAATACCATGTGTAAAGAGATATCTTTTTGGTCATATCAACTCTAGGATATCAGAAATTCCCATGGATTATTGGGATATGATGGTAATGTTACCATCTCAACAGTTTAATATAAATGCAAACACCGTATATGCAGAAAGTAGAGAGAAATTTGTAT